TCCCTTGTGCTTACCAGCGAGCATATCACGCAGTTCACGGAGAGCCATGATAGCCTGCCGTGTGCCATTCACACCACCATAGAGGACCTTGTCCTCAATATGAGTCATGTGAGTGTTCTTCTGCTCAGTGATATATTCTAGAAATTTCATACACCAGTCTCAATCAAAATCAGATCAAATGCTGCAGTGACACGAGCATTATTAGAACGAACCGAAGCACGAATGTCAATGTCTGATTTTTCTGGAATTACGACAGGAGTGAAGAATTCATACATGTACTGACCGCCAGTCCCAGAAACTTCAAACGAGTGTCCTACTCTAAATGCCGACTGTCCACTGTAACGAACGAACATGTCACCTGTTGCGTCTGCTCCTGACTGACAAGTACAGGTACCTTTCATCATGTACCCAGTGTATCCCGCAGGGATGGTATAGATTGCCATGAGTGTTTGAGACTTACCCGCAGTGATACGAAGAACTTCAGTGCCGCCACGAGAGAACGAAACATTATCAACATTATTTCCATCCGTCATGAATGCACGATAGACACGCTTGAAGATTTGTGTGCCGTTGACTGTACCAGAACTTGAAAGAGTAAACTCTTCAGTTACTTCATTGTAATCAGCATCCAATCCAATGACCGTAACAGTCTTGGTGTTATCAGAAACATTTGCTTGAGCAGCAACTAGGATACCTGCAGTGTCAAATGCAGACCAGGGATAAATCGTGTCATTCTTATCCCAGATTGTTCCTGTCTGGTTCTGCGACATAGCAGGGACAGCACCGAACTTGTGAATAGACTCAGTGCCCTTAATGAGCCCTCTACCTATATTGAGTCCGATATTACCTTCTAAGTAATGAGAGTTAGCCATTGTTTATCCTTAAAAGACGATTATGTCTCTTCCTCCAGCAGATTTATCTGTAATGACCAATCTTCCTGCACTATCACCTTTAGATGGAGACTTACCATAAATTTTAGGAACCCCATTCTTGTCAGAAGCTTGGGGATCAAATGTTTGATCAACTCTTCTTGCTCTTAGTCTAAAGAACAAATCGTGTGTGTCAGCATACTTCGTAGCGTCAACGAGTTTGCCATTCACATTCATGACACCATTCTTAAAATTAGAACCAACATCCATAGGACCAATATACATGTAGTGAATGGGTCCACCCATGGGTTCATTTCCAACAACGAGAAGTCTTTTGTCCTTGTCATTCAGTCTGGCAAAAGTGTCAGGCACTTTATCGCCAGCTTTCAGTCCTTTCTTGATATGATTATCAAAGGCTGCTCTAAAGAATCTTGCACCAAGACCAGGGATGATTTCTTCTATCCCTCTCAGACCACCACCTGCAAGAGAAGGGGCGCTGAGACCTTTCATAGAGAGATTAACGATACCAGTAGAGGTGAATAGCTGGACATCAGTATAAGGTTCAGAACCAGAACGCTGACGCCCAGCATATTTTTCTGCTTTGATGACGCCCTTAATAACAGCGTCTCTAGATTTGATCGTGATAGGTTTGTTACCATTGGCTGCCACTGCCTGAGTGACAGCATCAACAAATGCATTCTCTTGTCTTTCAGAAGACTTGCCTGCTTCTGCAAGATATGATTTGAAACGAAGAACCATTTAGAGCAAATCCTTTTAAAGGGTTTGCTTTTATTTATATGAAAAGAGAAGTAGAGGTGTTCTCTTCGTTATATTTCTCAATCGTTTCTCGTAGGGGACGAACCCAGTTATCCCGATGCTCAATGAATACCTGGGGTTCGTGTTGGTCAACTGCGATAATGGTGACAAGTTGAACGATAGGCATCCTCGTTCTCTCTTCCCACATGATCGCATATGCTGCCTCTTGCATGAAGTAGTTTGTAATCCACTTCAGTTGCTTAGGCTTCTTGGAAGTCTTGAAGTCTATGATAGAGAGTTTGCCATCAAACTCAGCAACGCAGTCAACACGACCAGCCACGCCAAGGTGATTGGAATAAAGGGGTGCTTCTTGAGCAAAGATTCTGCCAATTTTTCCATCAAGTACAGGCTTGAGAGTAATAAAAGACTCAATGATATCAGGAGTGTAGCCATCTCGGTAGTCCTCTTTGTTGTCGAGATATTTCTCAATGATCTCATGAACTGCTGTACCTCGGGTTGAGGCACGATATGAGATACGGTTAGCTTCCTCCTCGCCCACTCTCTTACGCCATTTGGCGATAGAGTCCCTAGAAAGAATGGATAGTACTGTGGTGATAGAAGGCAGATCAATGCCTTCGGGTGTACGATACTTACGACCCTCTTCGGTCGTTACAGCATCCATCTCTTGCAATTCTACTGCTTCATGCACAAACATCAGATTCACCAGTTAGTTTTCTTAACTTCATACCATAGTTATTATAGCCTTTCGGCATCACAAAGTCATCACGAAACTTCAAGCGCTGAATGAATCTTTCGTAATCTACGACATGATGCCAGCGACCATATCTTTGAACCATTGTCACAACATCTGGGTGAAGATTCACAAGCATCCGAGTCTTGTCCAGTGTGGTGTCAGTATAGTCCATTTTGTCAGCATTGTAAATCTCTTCAGTGTTACCACCACTGACAGTCTGAGTTGCCATCTTACCCTGAAGAAACGCATTGAACAGAATGGTGCAGTGCCCGTCTTTCAGAGTACGAATCGCCAAATCAATGTCTTCATTATACTTGCTTCGCCACCGATGGTCAAGACTATTATCAATCAAAATACAACTCATGATGTGTGTATTTGTGATGAATGCAGGATACTTCTGATCAGACGCACAGAAGAAGCGATAACGAGGACCAGCAAGCTTGACATTCGTGTAGCGGTCTACAAAGTCTTCCATGATGCGAAAGAACACAGGGCTCTCTACACGATAACGAGAGTTCTTGTGAAGACGATAGAAGTCCTGAATATTGTCATCTAGAATCCAGTGTCGCTTATGACCGTTCTCAATAGAATGCTCCCAGCAGAAGTTACGAGCAGGACCAGAACCCATGCCGTGATTGCTGAAAGGTAGAACAAGAATCTTTGCTGGATCAATCACCTCAGCATAAGCATCATAGTCTTGAGGCTCAATGGCAATGTGATAGTCTACACCCATACGCTCAAGAGACTTGCTCGTATAACGAGAGTCTGCACGGTTCTTAGAAATGATATAGACAGGATACTTATTCTTCATCAACAAACCATCTGTTCAAAGAGTTCTTTTCTGCTTCTAGTGCAGGATACCAAATGCTCTTGGTCTTCTCAGTCATCTGTTGATCAATGACTTTCTGGAACTCAAGATAGTCTTCTCGGGTGCGAAACGAAATCGTCACTCGCTTGAAGGGCTTCTTGTCTTCTTGTTCAAACTCAGGCATGCCCTTCCAGTGGTCTTGCCAGCGATCACTTAGAACTTCGTCTTCAGAACCCAGAAAAGACGATAGATCACCAGGACCATCGTCTTGTCCTAGTGTTTCAAGACAGGGATCGAAATCTACTTCTTTCGTCATTGATTACCTCTGTTCGTTATAGTCATGGTCTTCTTTTCGGCGCAGAGAATGATGCTCTTTACAGTGTGCCTCAAAGTTATTCCACAATTTCTCAAAGCGCATCTGATAGACGCTCTGAATACCCAGGAGAAGATTCATAATCTTATCTGCATTTTCGGCAGACAGGTCTTTAAATGCCTCATTGTCCACAAGGTAACTGGCGGCGTCCTTAACATCATCAACCACATTCCAGCAGTTCATGATGTCTTGCTCAACATCAAAAATTTTAAAGGCTTCCATTGTTTCTCCCGAATTTGATATATCTATACCAGACTCTTTCATGTCCATAGTATAGCACAAACTTGATTACTAAGTCAACAAAAAAGACTGCGCCCACTGCTTTAGGCGGTAACCCAAAGGTGAGCGCAATCAAAACGGTAGTCACGCTAGCGATGATACGCCATGTGAATGCTTTGGCGAGATGTCTACTCTTCAAGAGCCATGTGCTCCTTTACGAATCGTCATGAAAGTGCTGTACCTAACAGACCTGTTCCAATTGAAATTCCTAAAAAGAACATAAAGGTGAAAAGAAACGGAACAAGAAGTCCACTTAAAAAGTCTTTCATTCTTCATTCTCCTCTAGTTCTTTCAACTCAGCCCGCAGTTCACGGAGTCGCTCAAGGTCATTGTAGTACGCAGGACCATCAGCGTACTGCAAGTAAGTCTCAATGTCTTCAATCGAACGCTTGATGGACTCAATTCTTCGCTCAGTCTTGCTCATCAAAATTCCTTAACAAACAGTTCAAAACCAAAGTCATCTAAGAGTATATCACGAACACGCTCACGGTCAACACTGTCACCGTCACCCCACTCATAGACACCTTCAGAACAGAGGTTGAGGTACCTCTGAGTGGCTTTCTCTATAGCCTTGAAGGTCAATCCACGGATGGGATAGAGACCACGCTCTTCGCCATAGAAGTCCATGCAGTATGCCACGAACAGTTCATTGTTGAAGTCGCTTTCAAAACTCATTGTACAATCTCCAGTTTCATTCTCTTCAGGTAATCGTGAGTACCACAGAGACGGACATCACGATTACAAGAAACGAGTTTGGTACCCTCATCTCCGAGGACCCAGCGCCAAGCATCACAGTCAATTGAGAGCCAGGGAATCAACTCTTGATGACCGTTCAAGCTGAGGTCAATATTCTTGATAACCCCACTCAACATACCACCAGCGCAGAGCCACCGAACCTTGTCACCGATTTTTAACTTTTTCATCATGATTACGCCAATTCAGAAAGCTTGAGGTTGTTGAGAAGGGCTTCAAAATCAGCCTTCATGCCGTAAGCAGCCTCTAGCGCACGTTCACGCTCTTCTTTGTCTTCGATTTTCTTATACTTGGCGATGTTAACGTCACAAGCGGCAATGTAGTTAGCAAGTTCTTCAGCCATCTTTTTATCTCTCTTCTCAGTCAACAAGCATATTGTCTCACGGACTATGATGCTTGTCAAGCGAAAAAACGACCGGCTATCGGCTATCCTTCATCCCCACTCTCTTTTCATTACACTACCTCCACGAGGACTTGTTCCTCACCATCGAAAGAAAAGATGTTGACAGATTTGATATCTGGCAACTGGGCGGTGAAACAGATGGAACGGGCGTAATCCCGAGCCTTCTGAAGAGAATAAATGGGAGTGAATAAACCCGCCATGGGTTTACCGTCTAGGGTTTTCACGATATATTGCATAACGACATCTCTTTCATCAATTTACAGACATAGTGTAGCGGGCATTGCGCCCGCTGTCAAGAGAAAAAACTACCGGCTGTCGGCTAGAGTTGCTCTAGCACCTTGAGGACATTCTCCGGGGAGGAGACTTCATAGGGGTCATAGTCACAGTTGTCCATGAGACCCTTTTCGGGGAGGAAGGCTTCAACCACACCATCTCGGACAACCATAGCATATCGCCAAGAACGCATGCCAAAGCCTAGATTGTCCTTCGCCACGAGCATACCCATACGGCGGGTAAACTCACCAGAGCCATCAGGCAGGACCTTAACAAAGTTCAGTTCCTGTGCCCGTGCCCAGGCATTCATAACAAAGCTATCATTCACCGAGATACAATAGACATCATCAATGCCAAACTCAGCGAACTTGCCTTCTTCCAGGGCTTGCTCAAACCCAGGCAACTGATAGGTTGAGCAAGTCGGAGTAAAGGCGCCAGGGAGCGAGAAGACAACCACACGGCGGGGGATCCTTTTAGAACCAAATACATGCTCAGAAGAGATATATTCCCAGCGGAATGGATTTGGTCCTTTAATGCTGTCATCTCGGACCCTGGTCTTAAACTGTACAACAGGAAGGGTTACGCCACGATTCATTTACTATTCTCCATACCAGCGTTATATGCGAACTTCATCCAAGTGTCTCGGAGACGACTCCGAGTCTCTTCAGATAGTTCTTCAAACTCATCATTAAACCAGTCTGCCAGGGAGCTTTTGCTCCCCGGAGTTACTGGGTCATAGAACCACTCTTCAAAGGAAGTCATTAAGCAGCCATCGCATATTCAACGGCTTTGTTAGCTGCCTTAATCTTCCGAGTCTGATTGACACCGTACCAAGCCGAAGCAAGGCGAGTATCAACATCACGACCCATCACATGGTCAGTAAGATAGGTCACAGAGTTGAGTGCCTGCCACCAAGACCCTTCACCGAACTTCGCTCCGGGCTGGACTTCAAGCAACTCATATGCCTTCTTCGCATTAGAAGTAAGGTCCTCAAACTTCTGGACATTGTTACCCTTCTTACCCACATAGGTGCGAGGGAAGACTTCATTGTAGTACTGAATCAAAGAGTCCATGGAGAAGCGCTTGGTAGCCAAGAACTCAGCCATCTCACGATACTGAGCGAACTTCTCATGAGCAATACCCATCTGCTGCTTCACAAGCTCAGGGTTGAATTCAGAACGATGATTCATCTTCACCGAGTTGGCAACTTTCTGGTCCAGAGAGAAGGACAGAGTGTTGTTGCAGACAACTCGAATCGGAGTGAACCGCACATCAATGGACTTGCCATATTGGTGCGGATTAGAGAACAGAAGGTAAGAGTCAACTTGGTCGCCGCCAAGAATGTCAAAAGACTCCTTGACTTTAGCAAGTGCCCACACCATCTGTCCGCCCTTCAAGGAACCTGCCGTATGCATCTCCATATCACCAGCGAGAACATACTCATTGAAGAAGTTGAATGCTTCTTCGTTCTGGACAGGGTTCCATCCCTCTCCCACATTCGTTAGAACTTTTTTATCCGAGGAACGCACGAGTGCTTGCTGACCAGTAGGAACGTGCTTCACTCCACCGAAACCATCGTTAATGATAACAAAGGAATCGTGCTTCTCAACCGTCCAGTCCAGACCAGCTTTCTGCATCATTTGTTGCGGAGTGAGGTCATTAGAAACTGAGACTCCGAGACCGTGCCACGGAACGTCGCCAGCGTATGCCATCGTTTCAACCATATGTGCCATAATCTAAACCCTCTTGGTTAATCTCAAACTACTTAAGTAGTATACGATATTTTCAAAACAAATGCAACTCTTTTTAAGAACATTTTTTTATATCGAAAGCAGTTCCTTATACTTTTCAAGCGACATTGATCCCATCTTGCGGTTATGCTCGGTACTGATCATCGCCAGATTGTCATAGATTGTACGACCACCGTCGGCATGAGAGATGATGTGACCACCTTGAGCATTCTCCATAGTCAGAGGCTTACCGTCTACTGCGCACTTGAACCCTTGCTCGGCTAGCTTGTTCTCTCTCCAGTCACGGGGAAAGAGACGTTGCGGATCTTTCAGAGTGACCAATGATTTCATATCAAGGCGTTCAATCAACCACATCAACGTTGTCTTAATGTGATTCAGATTACGGTGCTCGGTAAGGGTGTCTTTGAACTGCTGACCTTTGGTCTTGTTGAAATCAAAGGGCGACTCTTCACGCAGAAACGCTTCTTGATTGTCATACGGTTTGAAGAATTCAGAAGCCACTTGAGAAACAGTCAGATAGAATGTTTCGATATCATTTATCTTAAACGTTCCATACTCTTCTTCCATGTACATCCAGATACGAGTGAACATTGAGAATTCTTTCTGACTCAGACCTAATGAGTTATGACGCTTTCGCACTTCGGCAATGTCCTCAAGGAAGTTGAGACACTTAGTGACTTTACTCACCAGCTTCTGTACTTCTTTCTGAGTCAGTTCAGCCTCATACATTTCTTCAAGTGACTTGTCATCTGCTCGACCCAAACCACCGCCATCATAGTATCGACAAAAGATACGGGCTACAATCTCATCAATTCGAAGACGCTTGTTGTCGAACTGCAAATTGATAAAGTTGCGAGGCTTGTCATCACGTTGCGTGTATTCAAACAGGCTGTGAAACTTGTTGTTGATACCAGCGACTCGACGAACAGTCTCACGAACAGCATTCGCAATCGGAATATCACCATACGAATTTAGCATCTCTTGGTGATTCACATCGGTCGTCTTATTGAGTGAACGGAAGATGTAACCTATATCCCACACATTTAGATTTGAATAGATGCAGAATGTCAACTCTGTATTTAAGAAAAGGTCTTTCTCTTCTTGCGACAGGTCACGATAATACTTGCCGTTGACACGAAACATGTTTTCAAAAAATGCTTTGATGTATCGCTTACGGTGACCACCGTCAATGCTTACATAGACAAACTCGCCATCACATTCGTGTACAGTGATCTGACCAAGATCGATACCACGCAGGATCGAACCGACGATGCCTTGCGCTTTAGTTTCACGACCACCACTCTCATATTTTAGTTCAGTATCGAGCCGCTGTCCAACCGGTTGCGTATCGATATCGCTATACATCATTAGAAAATCACGAATGGTGATTTGTCGCTTATAGTACTTGTACATTATGTTTCCTTCAAAAGAGTCTTCGCCTCATTGGAACAAGGTTAACTATACTCTTGTTCTGAGTAGAAATCAAGCACTTTTTTGATTGATTTTTTCTATTGATTTGAGATAAACAATAGAAAAACATAAAGAATGGATATAGTCATACACACTAGTCCAACCCTGTCTATCCAAGAGTAGAATCTCTTCTGACGCTCATCAGGGGTCATTATACTAGTCTGCTAGGGGATTGTCAAGTGCCTTTTGTAGTGTGTCACGAAGCTCTTTGTCAAGCTTTTCCATCTTGGCTTCTATGCGGTCTTCAGTCTCTCGCATAGTGTCACGGACATCCTTCTCAGACTCTCTGCTGAGGTCTGATAGATTTCTCATGCGAGTATCAATCTCATCTTGTACAGCCTTCATCCGAGTGCTGGTTCTCTCTGTAACCTGTTCAATACGAATGATGTCGTCTTTCAGGCTGTTCTTGATATCACGGGTGTATTCAATAGCATCATCAAGCTTTCTTTCAATAGCCACATTGCGGGCTTCTACGGCTTCAAGGTCAAGGACCTCTAGCTTCTCCGCCATCTCTTGGAATGCTTTGTAAGTCTCAAAGCCACCATAGAGAGAGCCCAGTACAGTGGCAATCAATGCGAATGCTGCACTGATTGTGGTGGGAGTCATAGCAATGCCGAAGAGCGTGAACTTCGTATTCTTGAGGTTCTCCACCTGCTCTTCAATGTTCTCTAGTTCTTCGCCCAGGTCTTTCTCGGACATGGTTATTCCTCAAACTTCAGTTTCTTTAGTTGTGCGAGTTCCTGTCTTAGTTTCATCACTTCAAGCTTGCGTCTTTCCAATTCCAATTTATAAAGCAGATTACAGTTTAGTCGCTCCTTTGGGGCGCCAATCGGCACCGTGATTCTACCATATACACCAACATCACGAACGAAGTCATTGGTGTTATACTGTCCAGTAGCAGGGTCAACAAGAAATTGATTATTGGCACCGTAGGGATCATTCTGATTTAAGATTCCAACCACACCAAACTCAACATTTGTTGATGAACCAATTGCTGCCGAACATTCAAGATCGCCAGCACGGACTCTATCCTGCTGGAAACTTTGTGGACTCTGTGGGATTGCCAAATTCAAACTGTTCTGAGCAAACGCACTTCCACATACAAATAATAAAATCAATAATATGAATTTCATTTTATCTTTGAGCATATTTGCGAAGAGACTAGTGTCGCTCCGCCAGTACCCTTTAGTAATTTAGATTTAGAACAGACATATGTTGCAACATTTCTGTCCTGCTCACGAATGAATACATCAATATTCTTTCGCTTCAAGTAATCAACTTGGACTATTCTCTCCTGCACAGCAAACTTTAATGGATTAAAGTCCTTGTCATATACTGCTATTTCGTAATACTTTACATCATTCCTACTATTAAATAGTTCCATCTTAACTTTAAGAATTCCATCAACATAAGAATTCTCTAGCTTAGGATAGGTAGGTAACCACTGGTGGGCATTTGCATACCCACCCAGGGTTAACATCACTGCAATCATAATATAGCGCATTTAATTTTACAGTGCGATGCAGTCTGCGCTTACAACCGCACGATAGGTGCCAGCAGGGAATGCTTTGCCTACACCATAGTCTGCTGTGGACTCAACTTTAAACCAAGTGCTACCAGCAATCGTCAGATCAACCTCGGTAACATTATTGAATTCAACCTTGCTTGTATCATATGCGGACATGCCAGCATCGGTGACTTCTGCAACTGTAACATCACCAGTCCAAGTTACAACGTCAGTCAATGCAGGACTCTCCGAGAAAGACTCAGGATAGGTGATCCGTGCTTTGTAGAAGTCTGCTTGCAGCACATCGTAACGAACGATGGGCAGAACACCACCGTCTGCAGGCGCCGTGCTGAGTTCGCTAGGCGTAGGGTTTCCGTAGACACCAACAGTATCCGTTGTAATAACACACTTGGACGCCACAGTCCCTGTGATAGTTACATCTTCTGCTGCTGCATTCATCCCGACAATTGCCGCCGCTAGGGCGAGGGATTTCTTGAACATTACTTGTTCTCCTTAGTTAAGGTGTCAGTTTTTTGACTATTTTTCATACTGAGAAGACACCATTTCTTCATGAAGCAATTGTTGTGCCAATCCTACTCTCCTGCCTCTTTTATTATCTGGTATCTCACTATCTCTTAAAACAACTGTCTCTTCATATTTAGTATCTGGGATAGCTTGATAATATGTCTGAGGGATGAAGTTCATTGCCATAAGCTCTGCTGCTTTTAATTGTGCCTCTGTCGTCATCAGTGCTGTGTTGACGATACTGAGAGTCCTCTCTAGATTATCCTCTCTCTTACCCTCTGCCATTATCTTTCTGCGCTGTCGGTCTTCTTCGTCTTCCTCATCCATGACAGCTTTTCTATCAAGCTCGTCCTGTATAAAAGTATCGTCCATAGGGTCAAAAACTTTAACCTCTTCCATCATCATATCAAAGGGGTCTTTGTATCCCGGACAGGTGGGGTCAGACTGTGGGTCAAAACAGGGCTCGTATTGAAACGAATAAAAGACAGATGCGTCAGTGACTTGACCAACGCCTTCAACTTCAATAGAGCCATCGCCCCATAGCTCTAGCGGGATATTCTGTACGGGCACAACCTTGTTGATTGTGTTGCCCGGAATGCCAGACCAGTTATCAGTCTCACGAAAGATAAGCCCTGGTGCCTGAGCATTCTGATTCTGTACATGAACCAGCATATCATCTTCAGTCTTCTTCACACTGGTGTAAGTGTAGATGACATTGCTGACTGTCAATCCTGCCTGCTGAGGCAGAACCTCTGTCATCGTCCATTGCAGTGCTTGAGCAGCAGCATTCTGTGTGGTACCGAAGATTTCCTCAGAGTATGAGTAAGAAGAGCAGGCTAGCAACACCAGCGCCGCCAAGGAGTGTCTGAGTACTCTGTTCCAGTCCGTCATCTTCATTCTTCGCTCCCGGCTGTTGCTCTTGATTCACAGCCCATGCTGCTTTGGCTTCCTCGCCAATCATACCGTCATAAGGGCAAGGTGTGCCTGCCTGCATCATAGCATCAAAGACTCTTTCGTCTTGACACATCGTAGAGACTGCGGCTACCTTCATGCCCATGTCAAAGAGCGTCTTAGATAGCTTGAGTCGCTCACAGTTCTCATCAGTCACCTGAGTCCCCGTAGAGATGCCCAGAATCTGAGTCTGAATAGCTCCAGCAACACCAAAGGTACACAAGTCAGAGTTGCTCGTATTAATCGTAGGTGAGATAGCAGAGGGAGGAGGTGATTCTAATTTCGTCCTCGTATTGGACTGACTATTCACCGTGCTATTAGTAGTGGCTTCTGTAATGATTGGGTCAATTGTCGTCGCCTCTTGACCATAAACCACTGACGATAAAAAAAGCAAAGCAAGTATTAATCTACGCATAACAAAACACCCATTTTGTTTTTATTTATATGCATTCTCATTCAGAATGAATTTTAATTTGTTACATTGAGATCGCATCCCTGCTTGAAACCCTTCAGTCCACCGAGTCTCGTCTTGCCAGTATGGTTGCGCAACCTTCAAGGCATTCTCATGCGAGACAATATGATACTGAAGATCATTCACGAGTTTACGAAACATAAACTCCCAGTCTAGATTTTTTTCAGAGCATCCTTCACTGTTCATCTCTTACCTCTCTTTCTTTGATTATCACCAGGCTCTACCCGGTAGATGTCATCAAGATCATCATTGTTAGATATCTCCAGTATTTCTCCCTTCATTATGCAACGGATTTGATGAGCCAAGAAAGGAGGGCTGATCAAGATATCACCCTTTGTTAGAAGTTGCTCGCTCTTCTTTCCTGTTTGCTTATCTATAGAGACAGCATAATACTCACCCGAAAGAACGTAGAGAGTTTCGTGCTTCTTGAGATGAAAGTGAAGAGAGGTCTTAGAGCCAACATCAATGTAGAGATACTTGGCTCTGTACATGTCATTTACTGCGATCAGAATTTGACTGCCCCAGCCAGTCTTGATTTCTTGGCCAGCGAAGAAGTCTTGAGGCTCAGGCTTTGGGTTCCAAGAGTCTTCGTCTAGAGTAAACCCTAGTTGCTGAAGAACATCTTTACCCTTTTCTACATCAATAGGACCTAGATTAGGTCTCTTCTGTTGACTCATTGTCTTTTACCTTAGAGAGAATCCAAGCTTCACCAGCTTGCTCCCAACGAAGAGTGTCCCCGACTTTCCAGTTCATAGTTTCCATTAATTCATCAGGAATGTCTAGAGCAAGTTCACCATCTTCTTCAATAACTTCTGCCGTATAAAACTTTCCTACAGTAATCATTAGTATACCTTCGTGACCTGATAGTTGAAAGGCTCTTTGACTTTCATGTCAAACTTCTCACCAGTAGTCTTCACTGCCGAGATTTGAGTCTCTGTTAGCTTGATAATCTTCTTGAAACTATAAACAGTTTTCTTGTCAGGCTCATACCAGATAACGACCTGATACTCTTCGGTGAAAGCAGTCTTAAGAGACTCTCTGATTTTTGTCCAGAGACCACCAAAAAAAGCTTTGATTTTGTTCATCTTATTCTCCCTTGACAAAGTTGTACAACGCCTTTGCTGTTTTTATAACATCTTCTGCAGCGTCTTCTTTCGGCGCAAATACAGATGCAGGAAACCCTGCTTCAATATTTTTTCTGTGGGCTTCTTCTCGTCGCTGATTATTTTCATTGAGAATCTGCAAAGACACTCTTACAGTTTCAAGACGAAGTTCTTCTTCACTCATCATCAATAAAACCTTCAATGTATCTATCAATGAATTTACGGACTTCTCGACTTGCAGTAGTGTCGTCTTTTCCGCAAAGTTCAATAAACTTCTTCTTCGTCTCTTTATTAATCTTCACGAGAAGTTGATCATTTTTTTCTTTTTTGCTCATTTTAAATGTCCATTTTGCATATATAATATATACACTAAATTAATATGGAGTATATACCCATGAAAGCACTAGTACTTATGCTACTCTTAACACCCGCAGCATACGCCAACTTCCCGGTCAAGCAATCACAAACTTGGCAAGTGACGGAAGACAAAATCTATGTATCCAACCAGAAAGAAAGAATCTGGGAAGTAGAACACAGTTGCGCTAAGTCTATCACAAAAGCCACCAATGTGTCAATCGTAGTGAACCAATCTAGGGTTCGTAGAAACTCGCAACTAGAGCTGGTCATCAACGGTCAGCCTCAGATGTGTCAAGTTGAGCAGATTCGTTATCTTCGATAAGATTCTTTTTGAATGAACGAGCGCAGTTCGTGAGACTCATACCTTGTTTGGTTGTTTTTGAACCATATGCAAACTCATTTCCACCAGCACCGCCGTAGATTACTGTTCCTGCTAAAACAGTTCCAACGCCTACTATTGGATTTGCAAACGCAAGTCCTGCCATCACACCTGTAGGAACACCAAACCAAGCGCCATATGCAGGGGCACAAAAGTCTTTACCATAACTGTTGGTCCATTCTGCATAACGATTTGTAGTCGCACATCCGGAGAGCAGACTAATCGTCAGAATCGTCAGTAGGTTCTTCACCGATGCCTCGTACAGTCCTGTTATAGTCTTCAATACATTTTTGAATATCTGCGCCACCATAATTGTTATACCCATTAAGAATCATGGTGCCACCTGCGGCGATACCCAACCCAATTGCAGCAGCAGGACCAGCAACTAGCGACGCTGCAGCAGCAGTAGGAATACCGACAATAATACCAGAGGGATAGACACAGAAATCAGTACCGTAGGAGTTGGACCACTCCATGGTGGCGCAACCGTGTAGGAAGGGTAGTAATAACAAAAACTTCTTCACAAACTTCTCCGAATTAGTGCCGAGACTTTGGTAACAAGGCTCTCGGCAAACCCCGTGAGGTTTACGCTGCTAGCGCAAAGTCCTCAGTATAAACGTCATCGTTTGCGTTTATTTTAGTTTGCTCTGTTTAACGTCAGTGCTTGACGATTCTCCACTTCGATACTTAGCACCTGTCGAATCCATTACACCCCCATCATAAACACACTGCTGCCCAAGATTGCGACTCTACAGGACTTACTGACGCCGAAACGTACTCAGTGTGTTTATGGTGGAGGTGGGGAGAGTCGAACTCCCGTCCAGATCACCTTTCTCTCTGCTTCATCGAATTAAGTGCCCCCACGATTTGAGCATTGTTAAGAGGCTTGGGGGGATTGTTCTATATTATATAGTATACTTCTTTACGCTACAGAAGTCAACTCTTTTTCACACATTTTGTGCATCAGAATCGTGGGGTTGTTGCAGATATCATTCGTGACAGTCTCAGACTTCACCATCGGCATGTACAGCGTAGGAGACTCGTTTAGAATCTCCCCGTACACATCGCTGTAAATGACAGGTGCAAACAGACCAAAGACTGACAGAGCAGCAATGACAAGTAGCGGAAGATAAAACTTAAAAGTTTGTACCATTTTTAATTTGATTTCAACCTCTTATTGAGCTTCGACAGTGAATCCACGAGCTTCCCAACCCTCAAGAGTGTAGCACTTGTTCTTGAAGTAGGGAGCACCGATGATGCCAACATTGACTTTGGCGCAATATCTGCCGCCCTCGTCAAGACGAGCAACATAAGAATCAGTGACAGCAAATGTGGAAGCGGACAGGGCAAAAAGGCAAAGCGAGACAGCAAGATTTTTCATGAGAAAAATTCTCCAAAGGTATTTGAATGTGGGGGTTGTGTGATGTTACTTTTTCACACACTAGTATGTATACACTTTGTCTAAGTTTTTCCGCTATGTCATGAAAAATTCATAAACTTTTTTGTCATAAGCTTATCTTTTGTTAAGCTTTTTCTCATACTCTAGTGCGCATTTTGAACCACAGAACATAACAGAAGGGTGGTCAAGAACCACCCTGAACTGTTTCTTACAGTTTTTGCATTCCTTCGTTTTCATTGAGAAGTTGAGCCTTGTAATTAATATCAATGACTGGGTAGTCACTCTTCTTCTCAGAGGAATGCTCAAGATCATGGACATACAGAGAGATGAGAGCATAGTGTAGAACCTTCATCAGGTCCTTACGATTGTACCCATCTTTTTTGCCATATCGCTGAGCATACTTCAAGATGTTTCCAATACAGAAACTCATCCCATGCCCACCATCAATGATAAACTCAGTCGCTTGAAAGTTGTTTTGAGAATAATGTTGATCGTAAGTAGAGTCAACATATGCTTGAAGTTGCTGAATGAGTTCAGCTTCATTGTACTTATACATTGAAGAGTTCATCATAAAGCTCCATCACCTCATCAGTTTCAGTCTTGACCTCAGTGAGGTTCTGCTTGTGGTAGATCGCAGCAATCTTGCGAACATACTTCTTGTCCACACCAATAGAATCATAGGTCTCTTGAATGATATCCTTCATCAGGTCCTTCTCAGCATCAACACGAGTCATAGAGTTGGAAAGCTCTTGAATCGCCTTGGTGAACTTCTTACGGTCTTCAGGGTTCAAAGTCATGGTGTTTCAATCTCCTCAATTAACATATCACGAAGGTAAACTGCATGTTGGTCTTTCAAATCATTTGATTTCGTTCCGTTCACGAACTTGTAAGCAAGTGTCATACGATTACTACCATTGTAGGCTGCATGCCAGCAGTGATGCTCAGGCTCCTCTTTTGCTCCGAAATAGTAGTGACGACATTGCCACCCGGGAACATCCGGTATCGTGACAATCTCATCATTCAACTGATCATAATAACGAAAATAACCGTTCCCGTCAAGACTCCAAGTGAATAAAATTTGGTAAGCATTTGCATCCCAGTTTGTATGCCAACCAACATAGCCACCTGGAGGGTAGAAACAAAGCAGAGCAGAAGTGTGAGCCCCAAGTTCCGCAGCAAAGTCATACTTGACTTTCTGCTGATAGGGACCCCACACATCAGGCTCTTGTCTTGCCATATACTTGATCGGTTGAGCGAAGTGTCTTTCTGGAGGACCAATCAGATCCCCTTTCTTGCCTCGCTCAATACACTCACGGAGGTATTCTTCTCCAGTGTACTTCTCACCTTGATCAGGCTCATTGTGTAGCCAAAAGTGCTCGTTCTTAGCACCACCAAGTTCATAAAACTCCTGAACGAAACCATTCAGTGTCTCCAGGAATTTCTCATTACGAATAACTACTTCAGTCACTGAGCGCCTCTGCAATGGAGGGGAAGTGTCCAGTGATAATGTCCCAGCACTTCTGAGCAACTTCCATATGCTCTTTCTGAGTACCGTTTGCCATACGCAAGTCGCAGTAGTGAATCCAAGAGCGAAGCGAACCTGCCATGTAGAGCGTCGTCACCGTGTTGCCTTCGGGCAGCACTGCTCGTGCTTGCTCCTTGGCAATACCTTTACCAAGTGCCCATGAGTAAGCATTCTTAGCCTCGTTGATTAGGGCGTCCTGAATCATGCGCCATTTCTCTGCAAGATCGGCATCATCAGTCTCAATAGAGTTCTGGCGATTCTTATCGTCTTGGAGTCTTGCTTCACGATTCTCAAAGTTCTCAGAGACAGCATAGCGCTGAGAAAATTCTTGAAACGAAAACGAACGGTGGCGAATGATTTGCCGAGAGATATCCCGAGTCGTAGTGATCTCCATGGTCAAGTGAACCATCTCAAAGGGAGACCAGTGATTCTCACGAATCAGATACCGAAGCAGTTTACCTGCAGTTTTGGTATTGTTCTGATTCGCAGGGTTGCTTACACGAGCAGCATAGGCAACCAGTTGCTCTGCAGTGTGGCAGTCAGTAATTGCACTGGGCTTACTTAGTGCAATCAGATTCACTTCACTCATCTTTATCATCCTCTTTTTTAAAAGAAATCACACCCTCTTCTTCTAAATGCTCTAGAGTAGCAATAATACCAGCTTTGACGCCAATAGCCCTGCCCCAAATATAAGCAGCACCTAGAAATCCCAGTGCAAGTGCCGTGTGCTGAATGTCTGTCATATCTTAAAGTTCCTAAACTTTTCGTTAGACATCTTACGACCAGAGTCAGTGTTGTCAAAGACAGGCACATCATCTTCAGGGGTGTCGCTGGCTTGATCACAATCAAACAATCGCATCTTAGAGCGGTCAACGCCTACAACAAATCTCTGATTCATCGTAGGGTCATTATATCTGTTTTTCAACTGTTTGACAAGTATTTTATTCTGAGAATTTAGTTCAGCATTACTGATCAAGGCAAACATCAAGTCTGCTGTAGCGGGAAGACCAAAAGACTCTGAGGTGTCTTCTAGACCCACATCATCATTACTGTAGCCAGAGCGAGTTGTCTGAGTAGCAGACACAATCGGGACATCAAATTCTACGGCGAGACCCCGAATCTCTTCAGCGATACTCTTGATATAAGAGTAAGAGTTGATTGCACCACCCATACCTTTCATACGAGAAGACGCACATATATTTAGATAGTCAATGTAGATTATATCAGGAACAAAGTTCTTTTTCAACTTTAATTCATTCAATAATGCACGGAAGTGGCTAGTGTTCGCCTGTCCAGTCGGATACTCTTTGATGATCAGCTTACCCTGAGTCCGACGAGCAATGTCAGCCACACGGTCACGAAACATCTCTTTGGAGAGATTCTCTAGCTGGTCAATGGCAATATTGAGCAAGTTAGCATCAATGCGCTCTGCAATGCGCTCCTCAGACATCTCCATAGTGATATAAAGAACATTCTTACCCTGAGACAGTACAGCACCTGCACAGTGACACATAAACAGAGACTTACCAACACCAGTACCAGCAAGAGCAATGTTCAGCGTCTTGTTAGGTAGACCACCCTTGGTAATCTGATTGAAGAAGTCAAGATCAAATGCAATACGCTCTTCCTGCTCGTGGTAGAAGTCGTATCGCTTATCTACACTCTCAAGGTAGTCATGACCTATGTTCGTATCAAAAGAAACGCTCAGAGCTTTACTGAGAAGGTCTGGCACTGCATTTTTGGTGAGGGTAGGGTGCTTGCCGTCAATCACCGTGATAGACTCCATCACAGCATTATAGACAGCCCTGTCTTGACACCACTTCTCAGTACGATCAATCAACCACTCAAGGTTCTCGGCTTCTGGCGTGAAGATATTGGGCAGGATCTCAACAGCGTGACGATACTGTTCTTCATTCAGCCGATCACCCTCATCAATCTCAATCTTAAAAGATTCTTGAGTAGGTAGCTTATTGTACTTGGCGATGAACTTGGTGAATTCTTTGAATAAGTTTTGATAGACCCCTTGAAAGTATTCAGGTGAAAGAAAAGCAGCAACCTTCCGAGCGTATTCATCATTCGTCAGAAGGTTGCGTAAAATCGTTTGTTCAAGATTGATTTCCATTCCTATCCTCAGTGATTAACCATCCTTCTGCGTGAGCAGTCTCTAAAATGTCCTCAAGAATGTCAGCAGCAAACTCTTGCAACTCAACATTCTCAGAAGTTAATTCTTCATCAGGAGAGTATATCACAGTGAAATTAAAAGTCAAGCAGTCCCGAGTACCATCAAACGAAACATTGCCGTAACGAATGATGGACTCAGTAAACTGCCCACGAAGAATGCGAATCTGCCACGCTTGATCGTTCTCAGCTTCCTCAACAGGAATCATCTGATAATCAATGTGTTCGCATACCTTGTCTAGATTAACCGTCTTCATCTTGCTCTACGATAGAATCAGGATCGACTTGAGTGGGCAAACCAATCTGAAACTGCTTCTTTACAAATTCCGGAAAATCGGACCCTTGGAGAATTGGTTGCCAGAATTCTTCATCAAGGGTATCTGCTTGACGAACTTTAGGTCCGACCAGTTCCCCAGTACTCGTATCGACTCGCTGATACCAACCAACAGAAGGCTTAGCAACATAATTACCAGCAAGAGCAACATCCAGAAGACCACTAAAACGCTGCACACCACCCTCCCAAGAAACTGAAATAGGGATTTTAGATTTCTCTTTAACATAACGAGATTTCTCCACATTGATCACGAAATGATAACCCTTGATCTCAGTTCCCACTTTGTCTTGCTGACGACCCAAAATCCAGATGTTATCTGCCGAATAGTAAATGCCCGTACCACCACCGACAATATCTTTCGGGAACAGACCAATCTCTTTGTATGTGTGGTTCACTGCTAGCATCGGAATGTTCTTCATTGCAAGATAAGGAGTTGCCATACGGAACAACCCTTTGAGTGCCTTAGCCCGAGACATATCTGCAACAGACTTCTCACTCATGGCATCTTCAAGTTCTTTCTTTGATGCCAAGTTACCGATAGAGTCAATCACGATAATGACATCATCATCACGCTCAAGGTTCTCTAGCTGGTTGATTAGATCAAACTTCAGTTCTTCTACATTCGTAATAGGAGTATGCAGAACCCTAGAAGTGTCAACTCCAAACTGTTCAAAATAAGACTGGGGTGAACCAAACTCTGAATCATAGAATAAGAGTACAGCATCTTTCTTTGCCTCCAAGTACGCCCCAGCCATCAGCAGAGCAAACGAAGTTTTAAAATGTTTGGACGGTCCAGCAAGAACAGTCAAACCCGGAGTAACGCCACCGTCAAAAGAACCCGACAGTGCCACATTCACCATGGGCACATTTGTCGGTACCATATCTTTCTCGGTGAAGAACTTACTCTCAGACAGAACTTCCGTTGTCTTGAGTTTGCTGTTCTTCTTCAGTTTGTCCATTATGCTCATCTTTTTCTCCAAATGTAATATTATTTACTTTCTCACGCTCATCTACTTCATAATTCTTACGATAACGATTATTGATTTCGATTACTTTCTCCAATAGATCAAAAGAAACAATGTTGCCATCAGCACCTTCTGCTTCAGAAAACTTCAAGAAAGCAGAGATGTCTTTGGGCAGACACGCACCACCATAGCCTCGCTTCATATCATAGCCAGGGACCCGAGTGTGTCCGATGCCAATACGAGGGTCTCTGCCTACAGCACGAGAGATCATATTATAACTGCACCTGTAATAATTTACAAGATCATATAGCTGATTAAAGAAGGTCAGTTTTAATGCAAGATACGAGTTGATGGTATACTTGACAAAGGATGCCTCATAAGGAGACATCATCATATAATCATCACTCTTGCAGATACTAAAGAAACTGTAGATTTTACCAAGTCGGTCACAGGCTGCAGGGTGTCCACCAAAGACATGAAACTCTGCATTCACAAAGTCTTCACAAGCAGACTTCTCAGTCAGAAACTCTGGGTTGTAAACGAATCGCCCAAGAGTGTCTTCAAACAGAGAGTTGAGGATCCGATCAACAACATCAGGCGTGATAGTTGATTTGACAACAACAAGGCTGTCTGTATGCTCTAGAAGTTTGAGAGTCGCATCTTCTACAATAGAAGCATCTACGAAACCAGATTCTGGATTCATAGGTGTTGGTGCGCAGATAAATGTACACTCAGGGTTGAATTCTACTAGCTGATCAATCGTAGTATCATACTTGGGATCAACGACGAAAGTTTGAATCAAGGGATTGTGAAAAGCATAGTCAACTGCTTTACCAACAAAACCATGTCCAACGATACCTAGCCGAAAAGGATTCTCTTCGGATACTGTGTTGTTCTCTCGCTTCTGCTCAGGCTCTGCAGCAGGAACATACTTTTCAAAATCATCTGCCATTAGTTTACTCCGTGATACCAACGATACCAATCAAAAAAGTTTTTAATACCTTCTTTTACATCTACCTTAGGTTCATAACCAAGTGCAGCAAGCTTGCTCACATCACTCCAGGTTTCTAGAGTATCTGCAGGGTGCTTGGGTGCAAGCTTGATCTTTGCTTCACGACCACAGTTCTTCTCAATCTCACGAACAAAGTCCATCAGATCAACTTGCTTGCCGTTGCCAATGTTGAAAATCTCACCGGGTGCAATATCTTTGTTTTGAAGAACAATCATGATGCCATCAAGAATGTCTTCAACATAGGTAAAGTCTCGCTTCATCTTGCCATAATTATACACTTCAATCTCTTCACCGTCAAGTATTTTCTTTGTGAAGTTGAAGAGAGCCATGTCAGGTCGACCCCAGGGACCATAGACAGTGAAGAATCGGAAGCCTGTAGTGTTCAGACCAGAGCCAACAAACTGGCATTCGTTTGCTCGCTTTGTCCAGCCGTATGCATTCAACTGCATACCCTCTACACGATCTTCACGCCAGGGCACAGGAGAGCCTGCATAGATGCATGAGGTAGATGCATAGACAATACGAGTATCAGGCAAGTGCTTACGACACGCATTGATCAGATTCTGAGTACCGTCGATATTGTTCCCATGATACTCTAGTTCTCGACCATACGAGTCTCGCACACCTGCATGCGCAGCCAGATGAACAATGATCTCAGGCTTGAAAGCGACAAGTTCTCTCTCCAGAGCATCATAGTCTCTCAAGTCTACCACATTGAGATTCAGACGAAACTCTTGGACTCGTGCAACCTTGAGGATTGGATCATAGAGGTGGCTGTTCATATTGTCTAGACCCAGAACTTCTGAGCCAGACTGAATCAGCCTATTACACAACTGAGAGCCAATGAACCCTGCAGCACCTGTAACTAAAATCTTTGTATGTTTCATTATCCGTTCCTGTAAATATATTCTAACGCTCGGTCTGCTTCTTTATCAAGAGGTCGGTTATTATACCAGTTTCCTGTGTCTTTGTCAAATTGTCTGCATAGTTCAGCAATTTGAATTGCAGTGATAGGGTATCCATTCTTTACAGCATTACCAGCGAGAGCGATCATAATCTGATACATCTTATGATACCAGCCAGTGCTATTAATCTGTTGATACTCAACTGCTAGCATTCTCGGCCAATACGGACAATCTTGATACGATGACCATCGAATGCTGGTATTATGTAGGGATTTTTTACGATGCTCTACGACAGCTTTTTGCAGTTCAGGCGGCAGTCTGTCTAGAAAAGAATTGCCAGTGCGCTCAGTGTAAGGATGCTTATCAAGTAGGGAATCAACGGCAATAGGATCACC